AGAACGCGCATATCAGCAAGAAAAATCCCGCGTTGCTCAGTTAACTGCTCAAGATCCCGAGCTTCAGCGTTATGAAGCCGCTCGTTTAAAAGCCGTAGCACCTGGCGCAACAGCAGAACAAGTGCAGTCTGCAGAAGATATTGGTATGCAGATGTGGGCTAAAGCAAATCCAACACTTGCCGCCAAAGTTAAGCCCGGTCAATCCGGTTATGACGCCATTCAAGGCGCCATGGCGGGACAAGCTGCTTCTCAGGGGTTTGGTTATCAGATGCCCCAGCAAATGATCTTTACGCCTCCTCCTGGCGTCAACACCCCTCAAGGCTTACCTGCCGTGGAATCCATTGGACCTTCCGCTGCCTATGGCGCTCAAGGCATTGATATCGATCCCGAGATGCAGAAGAAGTTTCAAGCTTTACTTAATCAAGCAAAGTCTTAATTCATTGGCATTGCTTAGCATGTAAGCCCAACCAACTGGACACGAATCTTTGATTCACGGGGGCCAGTGTTGTTGCTTTAAACCAATGATCCTTTGTCCCAATTTTGTTAAGCGCCTTGCTGCCAAACTAAGCCTGGTTGTTGCAGTACAAGCAGTCTTTATCCCTGGTCTCAAAGCACAATCAAATTGGGTAGGAGAATAAAACTTCGGCTCTTATGTCTACTCCACGCGTTGGTATCCTTCCCCATGAAGAGCGGATGGCAATCTTCCGTGGGGCACAGCAACTAGGATTGCATCCTTATGAGTTTGGTGGATTCCTTTCTCTGGAATCCGGACCCAACATGGATCCCAACATTGTTGGTGGTGCAGGACGTCGCCATAAGGGACTGATTCAATTCGGACAAAACGAACAAAAACTTTACGGTATTTCTGGACCTCAGACAAGAGCCGGTCAGATGCCTGCTGTCTTGAAATATTTTCAAGACCGTGGCTTTAAGCCTGGAATGGATATTGGGCGTGCTTATGCAACAGTCCTTGGTGGAAATCCAAACGTATCATTAGACTCCAAAGATTCTTTTGGCACATCTGTAAGGAGTGCTTTACCACGCTTCAAAGAAGGTGGAGATCTTTTTAAAAATGCTCAACGCGTTTTAGGAGACATTCCTGAGGGATACGGCACGCTACCCTCTACTGGCCAAGCTTCTCAGGGACAGCAACAGCAAGATTTGTCTAGCAATGACTTCTTGAAGGGCTTCATGACGGCAATGTCTGGTAGTAACACCAAGCAAGTGTCCCTGAAAGATCTCTTGAAACAGGAGTTGATGGGGCAACTGCTTGCCCCACAACAACCAATGGGACTCGATTTTCTTTCTAGTTATTTGAATCCATATGGTTAATCTTTTGACTTAACGTGCTTGGATCCTTTCTTGTCGTGACGTTCTTTTGAGAATGCTTTCTCAAGAGGCCAATTATTGTTCAAGCGTTTTTGCATTGATTGGGGGCTAATACCAACCTCTTTGGCCCAGTCAGCAATGCACATTGTTTTTCCGTCAAAAGTGTAAAGACGAGTAGCCCGTTTTCCTCCGCGATTGCGGGTTTGTTCTTTACGAGTAGCCCATCTACAGTTTTCTTTGCAATAGTTTTTATTGTTATCGATACGTTCTAATTCAAGTTTGGGATCTCCTTTGGCGCCCATATCAGCCAGGAATACACTAAAGTCATCCCATGCAGGGTCGTAGCCGATTCCACGTCCTCCATATCTTGCGTACCCTGTTTGATTGGGATTACTGCACCGAGCTTTCATCGCATACCAACTTCTGTATTCGCTGCTCTTATACATCCCATGCGTCGCACTTCTGCAATTTAAACAACGAATCTTTCCATCTTTGGAGTTTTTATTTTTACGTTTTACCTCTGACATTGAGCGAAAAAAGGAAAGACCGCAAAAATCACAGGTCAAACTTAGGTAATCCATGCTTTAAAATTGAGGGAGTGTTCGGAGGCCCCTGTCCAGCATAGCGCAGATAGGGTGTTATTGACTATAAGCTCATCCAGTACCAACAAGCAGCCACTGTTAATTGATCGTCCGTTATTCGATTCGGTTCGAGTAACCACACAGACGGTTGGTAGCTCTACTGCTAACACACTCTTTGTTCAAGGTGGACAAGCGCCGTCGATTCTGGTCGACATGGATGCCGCTATCCAGGAAGACAACAACAATGGTGGCGTTGTTGATTCGATCACCATTAGTCGCAATGACTTCTATCGTGCACCTGACTACACCATCAATGCTTCGACTTCGGGCACTGTTATTTCCCTGGTCAGTGGGCAGATCGTACATGTAACAACCACAGGCGTCATCACTGCGACCACACCGGCAAGTGGCGTTGGTTACTACACTTATACCGGTGCAACGACCTTGACGGGCGTTAATACCGCTCTGCACTACTCAGGTGGTACATCGAGTGGTTTCACATACAACGGTGTTGCTTACGGCTACCAGCCTGCTGTTACCTTTGTGTTCTACCACACCCGTGGAACGACAGTACCCATTCCCGCGTCAGGTGACTACCGTGTGCTGTTCGCTAAGACAGTCCCCGCCAACAGTGGTACAGTCGATTGTTCGGATCTGATGCCGCAACTGGCAGCTCCTGTGGCGCAAGCAGGTAATACAAATGGCTTGGGTCCCACGGCTCCCCTGCGCAACAAGGGTATCTACCTGGAACGTGGCGACCGTATTTACGTTGGTGTGTTCCCCGATGGTCCCAATGCGTCTGGTTACATTCCAGGGGCACATGTCATCGCGCAAGGCGGTCTCTTCTAGATATGGCTAAAAAGAGTGGAAGCTCTTTTGGTAATTTTGATCAATCAGCCGTAAAACCTTTAAATGGTGTAAAACCAATTACGACTGAGTTTTCAAAAGGTTCTGTTCCGGATTCTTTATACACTATTAACAGGGAATCGGCTTGGTCTCGCTGGAGACGAGGCTATGAGTTGGCGACTGCAACAACACACAACAACGATTATTCTTATCAGTTTGATTATGAGATACCAAATTCTTCCTCTACAGGTAATCCCGCGACTGTAATCTCGGGAGCTTTTGTTGGCTATCCAACGATAAGTAAAGATCTTGGTATGCACTGGGCTATTTGGCGTTACGCTGGATCAGTCCGGTGTGATCGACTAACAGATCCAGTCAGTAGTCAGAAACTTTTTATTGAGTCTGTTACGGAAGATGCTAATTACTGGTATGTAAAACTAGCGGGAACCTGGAGCCCAGCCAACCCACTTCCGGCACCTTTTTATATTCCAGTTCCAGGGGAACCAGATGGTTTAAAACCAGCTAATACGGAGATTTTTGAAGACCGTATTATTACGGTTGACGGTCCAATTATCGATAAAGACACCATAAATCCACAGACTCAAACAAGGTATGGTTACGTACAAGCAGTCGTAGTTGCTATTAATCAAGACACTGGCATCCTTACTTTTAAAAAAGCTGGCTCCGTTCAAATTACGCCGGATGGTATTTTTACAACACCATCATCTATTGGTTTTACTCCGGGGCGTTATCTAATTACTGGATCAAGATACTGTTGCACATGTCAAGATTTTACTCGTCGAGATTATTCATTTTTATCAGCGAGTACAACAAGCAACAAGCGACAGTTCCCTCGTTCAGGCGTCACAAGCATTAAGCCTGGTCGCTTTGAACTAACAAAACGTGATGGAATTTTAGACAACAATGCAATGACAAGATCGGGACAAGATCGAACATTGGACGTTGTTTCACCTGAGGGGTTCGAGCTTGATTACGATGTAACAGATAACAGCATTGGAAGCCGTAAAGCAACAAGAGATAATCCTGGTGTATTCAGGGATTTTGGTTCTACTTATGTTAGGAGCACAACCGACATTGCGGTTACAGGCTCTAGGCCAGAAGGTCTCCCAGGCTACGAAGATTACTCTTCTGTTGTTGTCAACACTGATACGGACTCTATTCCGCAGATCACAATTACAGCAGTTGACGACTCTTGGACGCCCTTGTTAGACGAGTTGAGATACTGTAAACACATCTATGCACTTAAATTCAAAGATCGAGTATTTCCCCCTGAACCGTCTGATTTTCCAATAGGTGCTGGCAGTATGGCAGCTTGGGAACAAACCCTTGTCGCCAAGTCACAAAAAGAGAAAGAAAGCATTGCTGAATTTTTACAGACACAAAGGGCTTTGTCTTTGATGGATGTACCACCCTACAACTGCCAATCTCCAATGATTTTTCCGATGTTACAGCGTATCTTTAACTTTGCTACGGATAAAATTTTGATTGAAAACTTCACGATGTTTGATAAAGACGGCAGGCCATACAAGCCATAAAAAAACGGCCCCATCAGCGACAGGACCGTTTCTGTATCCCCAGGCCGTTCCCTAGGCGGCCATTGACATCATACCAGCTTTTGCGAGTTGCTTGCGTACTGCCGTCACGTTCCAGCGGTAGCTATCCCTGGAGCGGGTCTCAGGGAATGCCGCATAGTGGGGTCCGAGCTTCAGGGTACCGTCATCGCGGAACTTGAAGAGTGTCTTACGGTCAATGCCAAGAAGCTCTTCGAGCTTTTGAGCAGAAACCCAACCAGGATGCGAGGCCATAAAGGCAGTAGTAGCAACCCTCTTACCATACACAAGATCAGTGCGAAGTCAAGGGTCTTAACCTAAAATTCATCTTTATGTCTAAACCTGTAACAGTGTGGACAACTTAAAATGAATTAACGGCAATTGAAGAGCATGTTTTGCAGCCAGCACGAGCCTCTCGCCCTGCTAGTTGAAATAACTCCAAAACTTGCCAAGAAACGTTTCAGAGAAAGTATATATCAAGCTTGGGACTACAAATGTGGTTATTGCGGCAAGGACGCCACAAGTCTTGACCACGTAATCCCACGGTTTAAATCAGGGTGCTCTAATCGACATAACTTGATCCCAGCTTGCTGTCGTTGCAATGCAAACAAAGCTTCATCTCATATGGAAACTTGGTACAAGCAACAAGAGTTTTTTGAGCAAGCCAGGTTAGACGCAATAAAAGCCTGGATGAAGCCAGAGAATGTAAACTTAATTGACATGCAAGAGTATAAAGCAGCATCATGATTCGTTTTATTGTATCCAACGGGCTTTTAACACCTGCTCTTGCGGAGGATGTTTCTCCCAAGGAAAAAGAGGCTGCAGAACTTATTGCCGCACGTTTAAATGCCTTTCAAGGATCTGCAGGAAGCTATAAGGCATTAATGGAGGGAATTGATAGGGATCTTCAGAGCAAAGGTGTTGCAACAAAAGAAGTTATTGATGGAGATACTGTTGGTGCCATCGAATCTTTTTATGAAAAAGCAGCAGGTATAAAGCCTTGGGACTCAACCAAGCAAGGCAAAAATCCTGCTGAATTTGACGCAAAGTTCTACGCAGGCCTTGTCCCAGATAAGGCTAAAACCTGGAAAGAAGCAAGCAAAGCAGTTACCTTTGCGGGGCAAAAGATTGCAGATGTTGATATCACCAAACAATATCCCAACCTAGACAGTTACCTTCACGCAGACTATAGCTTTGTTGGGTCACCGGCTGGGTTACCTGGTAAACAACGAAAACTTACAGAGTACAAGGAGACTCTTCGACCTCCTACCGATAGAGAGCGCCAAATACTGCGGGAGACTTTACTAGGTACTTCTGCTGAGCAGCCAACTTCTCTGGTTGAGCTTTCTACGCAAGATTACGTTGACCGCCAAGGGGAACAAACTTTTGGTGCGCTCTCCGCTGATGTCCTCAAGCAAACCCTGGACCAATACTCAAAAACTCTTAAACAAGAGCAGATCAGTTCCATGTTCCAAGGCATGGGGATGCCTGATGTCAATGGCTTTAAGCAGGACATCAAGAACTCAATTCTTGGCGATCTTGGCGGCGGTGGTTTTGCAAGTTTTGGTCAAAGCCTTTCTAAATCTCTTGATAAGAGTCTAGGCATTGGCTCTTCCGTTAAATACAACTGGCAGAAGTGGTTTGACGAAACGCTTGCCGAACGTTATCGCAACATGAAGGAGATTAAAGATCCCACGGATGCTGCAACAACATACAAGATTGAACAAGAATTTGCAAACAAATTTGTAAATGACTACTTGAAGCCACGCTTTGACACTTCGAAGTCAATCACTGAATTTGTCAGCTACATGGATGTGAAAGAAGATGAGCAAAACGTTTTGCAAACGCAGCTTGCATCCAGTGCATTAAAAGATTTTGCTAACAAGCAAGCCAATAATTTCTTAAGTGACCTTGCAACAAAAACCACAAGTAAAGCATTTGATCCTAAGTTTTACTTGAATCCTGAATTATTGAGTGGCACTGATGCCGCAAGCAAAGCAAATTTATATGCTCAACAGAAAGCAAGCGTTAACGGCGCATGGGAAAACAGGGCTTCTACCAATGCTGTAAAAGACGGAAAAACCTGGGCACAGTGGGCATATGAATACGGATTAGACGTCAACAATAAAGATGACTTTGCAAGGTTACATTACGAATTGATTGGCAAACCTCAGGGCTATGATCCAGTTGCTGACACTTATACACGAGATGATCTTGCTTCTTTCATTCAAAAAGACCTATCAAAAGCACTACAAAACCAAAAAGCATCGTATGGTAATCCGGTATTCTTAGACTTTGTTTCCGCTGAGACAAAGACACAAGAGCTGGTTGACAAATTAAACCTGAAGGACCTTCCGGAAGAATATCTAACACAGTTAAAAGGTGTTGGTATGGATCCTGATGAGACGCCAGCCGATCAAGTTAAGGCTTATCTTGCTGAGTTTCTTAGGACAGAACCTGCTTCTGAGATACGTGAAAAGATTCGTATTCTTAACGAACAACAAATTAAGCCTACACAAGAACAATTGGGCGTTAGTTACATTCAGCGGGATACTGATGAAAAAGCTAAATCACCAGCCGGTGGCACAGCTCTTTTTAACATCTTTAAGAAAGCCGGGTATAACGGAAATGAGTCTGAGTTTTATCGTGACTTCTTTCCAGACGCAACAGATGAAGACAAGAACCTTGGAAAGGTAGACGGCAGGTTAGCCGCTAAGGGAGGGATGCAAGGTTTATTTGGTTTCTCCATGCCTGACATGTCCGACCCATTTGCCGCCATGTCATCCATCGGTAGCATGTTTGAAGACAGCAGTGCAAAAGAACCCGAGTTGCCTACAAAGAAAAGTTATTTCAGCATCTTTGCAGACGAAGAGGATGAAGGTGCGCCCTCATACTTTAAAATAGGAAGTAGCAAGACAACGGCTAGTAAATCTCCATCTGCTCAAGATTTTCTTGGCAGCTTTGGCTCTTTCTTTGGTTAATAACATATGTCAGATAAACGAAAAAAAGCAGCAAAAGCCGCTAAGCTTGCAAAGGATTCAATGCCTTGCAACAAGCCACAGCGTACCCCTGGCCATAAGACCAAATCTCATGTGGTCAAAGCCTGCGAAGGAGGAGAAGAGAAAATCATTCGTTTTGGTCAGCAAGGCGTAGAAGGCGCAGGTAAAAATCCACAAACCGCCAAAGACAAAGCACGCAAGAAATCTTATTACGCTAGGCATAACGCTCAGGACCCTAACCCTGACAAAATGTCAGCAAGGTACTGGGCGCATAAAACAAAATGGTGAATAGCGTTAAGTGGTAATGAAACTAGCAGGCAAGTATAAACAAATTAGCCAGGGGGCAGTTGATCCTTTCCTTAGTAGGCGTGATCTTGTTAACCGCCAACAATGGACAGAGTCAACCGATTTGTACACAACTGAACCAGCAGTACGTCAAGAGTTGAATAAGCTACTTGGTTACCTGGAACTTGCTGATCCCGGTTCCCAGCAGGCCCTGCAATTACAAACAAAAATCAACGCATTGCGCGAACAAGCGTTTGATGCCCTAAGCTGAGCCACGTAAGCCATCCTGCTATCCATGGCAAAACCCAAATCCACAGTCATCCAGATCGAATCCAAGCCTAAGAAAACACGTCAAGGCGACGGCAAGCATTCGCGCCCTAATCATGGACGCAAGCTTTCGCGTGGTCAAGGCAAGTAAAAATTATGTATATTAGGAGTACTAATTGTTACTCCTATGTCGGATCTTTCGCATGCGGTTAACTTAATCCGCAAATACGAAGGGTATAGCGAAAAAGCATACCCCGATCCGACAACTGGTCGAGATCCTTACACCATCGGGTTTGGAACTCAGTTCTATCCCGATGGTTCTCCCGTCAAGCGTGGCCAATGCTGCACTCGTGAGAAGGCACTGGAATACCTCTTCCACGAGATCAATGTCATTGACAACCAGCTAGCTAAGCTCAACCTTGGCCTGGACAACAGCATGCGCCAGGCTCTAATCTCATTCATCCATTCGGTTGGCTGGGATCCTTTCCTGTACAGCCACGTTATCGACCACATTGAAGCAGAGGACTTCTGTGGCGCTACACAGGAGATGGGTCATTGGATCTGCGATGAAGAGCACAACGTTATCGGTGGCCTTCTGGACCGCCGTAGGGAAGAGATCAACCTGTTCCTCCAAGAGGTCGATGCCAATCCCTGGTCCTCCACTGAAGTGCTTTTGACAGCCTTCCGCACCTACAGTGCTGCTCCCCATGAGGTACGTGCAGTTCGTCAACTGGAAGAACGCATCAGTCCATACATCTTGTCAGAGTTTGCCAATGCCTTTCGTGTAAACGAAAACAAGTGGGGCGATTTCCCAGACCAAGAACTTGATTTGCTATTTACTAGCTAGGATTAGAATAATTGCAACAAGCAAATGCAGAGTGGGATGGAGCGTTCAGTCGAGCCACGGGAATTTGAACTCCCCCTGGAACTCCAGTTTTCCATGCGTAAAGCAGAGCTTCAATCCCAAGAAATGACATGGGAAGAACTACGTTACGCCCTGCTTAGTCTCTACCATCAACGCATGATGGAGTGGCACGCCATCAAAGACATTATGGCGTCCGAGAATATTGAGATTGACTGGGATCATCCCACCGATCTGGAATTAGCCGAACTCGCCGCCGCCTGTATGGATGACGACGAGTACGACGACGATGAAGATGAGCTTCAGCCCTTCTGAGCTTCATCAAGTTGAATAAGGCGCTCCAGATACCACTGTGCTTTTTTCAGTGATTCTGTCCCGCCTTTGTGACGCTCTCGCCAGCAATACTTTTGGATATTACCTTTTAGGTAGCCACGATACTCTTCAGTTGTAAGAGATGATTCGATGGCTTCGATACATTCCACACCACCACCATCCGTGTAATGCGGAGGGTGATTCACTACATCTGGAAGAACAACAGGAGCTTCTTCTTTGACTGCCCAGGGCACTGGGCAGACGCCATCCTTGCATTCCATCACGGGCTGGTTCTCTGGTACAGAATCGACTTTTATCGGATCAAACCACGACGTTTTGCCGACAGCATCTGTTCCTCTTCGTCCGGCTCCTCCAGTTCCAGTACCAGAGTCTTGGGTTTCGGTGAGGCTCCCATCGCCAAGCCCTCCTCCATCGAAGGGATATAGCCCGTCATTCCAGGACGTGCCCCCTCGAGATTCAATGGATTGCGCTCTAGACCCTGCTCGCATGCGACCAAGCCTCGGTTGTACATGTCATATAAGGGTACATCATTTCGCTCGTTATCGAGAGGTGCGCCAAAATCTTCTTCATCTAAACAACGGCACTTGACTTCATCTTGCACAAATGCGTCAAGGAAGCTTGCGGCGGAATGCATCACGGGATTAATTGATTCACTGCTTCTACAATGTTAATATGGCCAACAGATTTAAACCTACATACGACCCAGGCATCAACTCCGGTACCTCTGGAGCTGAAGTCTCAGACTTGCGCCCTGAGCAGGCCTATGACACAGACTTGCGTCGAGTAGATGCTGGCGATAGGCGTGCAGCGGCTTCTGTCAACAGCAATCAAGATCGAGTTGCCAAATTCATGCGTGCTGCCCGTAGTGCTGGCGAGTACCAAAAACGTGCTTTAGTTCGTGAACCAACGAGTGCAACCTTGGGAGATCCAGGTGGGCGTGCCGGTTCCGTTGGCTACGCCCGTAAACCTAAAGAGCAGTTTGGTAAGCCCTTCGGTTAGACCTGAGAAAAGACCACATTATTAGGCTGGTCTTGATACTTGCCTTTCCGGTCTTGGTACGTGGTGTGACAAGGGTTGCCACGGTAGAACAACAATTGCGTAATCCCTTCATTCGCATAGATGCGGTTGAAAAGTCCAGTGCAGTTACTGATCTCCAACGTCAGGTAACCCTCCCATCCACTTTCAGCAGGCGTAATGTTGACCAGGATTCCTGAGCGTGCGTAGGTTGATTTACCTACGGCGACAACAGTGACATCTCTGGGAAGCTTCAGGCGTTCTTGCGCAACACCAAGACAGTATCCGTACGGAGGAAGCAAGTAGTATTGGCCGCGTTCATCTTCCAGGAGATCAGCAGGCTTGAGGATGTCAGGATCAAAGTTCTTTGGATCGCAATCACCGGCTTGTACCTTGCCAAAAATTAGGCATTGGGAAGGGGATAGCCGAATGTCATAGCCGTATGAGCTGAGACCATAGCTCAGGAGCTTGCGGCCATCTTCCTTGCTGACCAAGTGATCAACGAAGGGAGCGATCATCTCCTCTTCTTCAGCAAGTTTTTTGATTTCCCAATCGGCCAGGACGCTCATAGATCCTTGTAATCGTCCTTCAGTATACAGAGATCAGATGAGAATATGCCCGCGATCTTCATAGATGTTTTTGAAGCGCTGGGTAGCATCGTCTGTTAAATCGGTGGGAGGTAAGTAGACGACAAATGAAGTGCACGTTTGGCGACGCGAGAATTTTTTTCCGTCATACTCCTGCAACACTGGTCTTGTACGCAGAATGCACATTGGGAAGCTAAAGATTTTAGGCTCGTAACGAATCATGTCAGGGCAGTTGCTGAAATACAAACCCTGCTCTATCTCTCCAGAGATCCATGCGTGGTACATACGCCGAAACCACACGGCATGAGACGACGTCAGCGATACCGCAGAAGCCCTTGTTTTTTTCCAGCGTCCATTCTTCTTGTCCCAAAAGTACATGCCCGCAGGTGGAAACAAGTAAGCCTTGCCGTACCACTGTTGGGCATTCAGTCCATCATCCGCTGGCGTGTAAAAGTTTTCGGCACCGACGTACTCATTGGCTACCTTGGAACTGGCCACATCCAATGTGATGCCACCCATTAGTTCGTTTGCAGCAATGATCAGATCTGAGCTTGTGATCAGCTCAATACCTTCTCGTCGGTTGGACGTACGTTGAAGCCCTTCGTTACTCATTGCTCCGCCACTTTGTTATAGTCCACCTCACAGTACCTAATACCAGCGCCATCATTGATCAGATACCCAGCTTTTTCCTGTGGATCAATCTTTTGCGCAGCAGATAAAATGCGCCTAAAAGTCTCGGCAAGATCACCGTTGTTATTGCGTTCTTCCTCTTCCTGTGCCGCATGTAGTTCTTTGAGTGTCAAGAAGAACATCGTGCGTTCAGCCGTAGGTTGAAAACACATCACGCCAGGGCCTTCTGCTTCCCACATCTTGACGTAATACTCACCCATATCGCCAAGCATCAACTTGACTGTTACATCAAGCATTCTGGCCTTTGTTTCGTCCATCTCTGGACCAATCACAGAAGCAATTAATTTCTCACGTCGGTTCATTTCTGCAACAATCCTTGTCGGTTTAAAGATTCTAAAAGCTTTGGCGTTGGTTGATACATGACAACCAACTTACCGAGCACGCCGCGTTTTTTGACGAGCTTGCCAAGGTCATCCCTTACCTTATCAAATTCTCCAGATCGGATTAAATACTCGGCAACGCAACGGAGTCTCCTCTTGAGAGGCAATTCGGCCTGAGGGAATTTACCGCAGATCGTATCTGCTTGTAAATCACAGAAAGCAAGACGCAACCTATTGGCAAGTGTCATGCCAGAATTGGCGTCTTCTTCTTCATAATTTTTTAAGTTTTCCAAGTACCGACGCAAGCACCCGTCATCAAACGAGCCGCTGGGAGGCAAGAACATCTCCACCTGCCTTACCAAAGATTCTGGAAGCAGTTCCTCGTGGTTCTCTACGGTTACTGCATCGAGATCAATACCATTAAAACGGTGCGCCATTCTCAGTAGGATCCCACGTTTTTTGGTACATTGGTTTGCGATCTTGACGTTGAGGGTTAAGATCAACCGTCAAAACCTCTGGGTTTTTAGAAAAGGATTGAATCAGTTGGTTCCAGGGGATCCGTAAGACTGCTTTCTTTTTTGGATCAGGGGAGACATTCACATAATGGATGCCTTCTACCCAGCCCTTACCTGGTTGTTTCCTGC